TCAAGCGTCGCAATTTTCAAACAGCCTGCCCTGCCGTTTCGCCACTTCCTCGCGATGAACGGCCTTAATAATCTTGTAGACCCACTGCAGCGATACGGTGTGCCTTCGCGCCAATTCACTTTGATTGTCGCCGGTGAATTCGTCATAAATCTGCCGGTCCCGCCGCGATAGCTTGTACGACAGCCCCATCGGGAAATAGATGTTCTGACCACCCCAGTGCGCCGCCATCCGGTCGGCAATCTCGCGCCCAAGCTGTTCGGCACGCTCACGCTCGATCCCGGCCAGCTCCATTAGCGCATGAGCCACGTGCTGCGCCAGATCAACAAGCAACTCTGGCCCCTTGCTCTTGAAGTCATCGTTCATACAACCTCCGTGGTCTGGTGTGTCCGGTTCCGCCATTGCTTTAGATGCTCGATCAGCTTGCTGGCCTGCGGCGACGAAAGCCATTGCAGCGAATCGACGCCAGTGATGCGCTTTGCGAACGAAGCCAGCGCCGCCTCCGACGCATTGCGCACGACGCCGCGATCCGCCAACTCCAGCCATAAACCGCGAATCATCTTTGACTGCCGGTCATCTGCCTGCTGGCGTTCGCCGCGTTCGGAACGGACTTTGAAGCCACAGCGTTTCATGTGCTCCAAGACCCGCTCAAGCTCTGGAATAGTCAGATCGGCGGCGGAAGCCTTGCTTGCAATCTGCAACAGGATCGCTCGATAGCTGTCATCCGGCATGTCGAGATCGCGCTTGGCGACATGGATCAATCGAATCAAGCGTTGGCGCTCCGAGGTGGGCTTTGCCATGTCGGTCACTCCAAAGCCAGCGGCTGACCGACCGTTTCGACACCACGATTCAGTTGCGCTTGCGCGCCGCTAGATTGCCCAGCGTCGTAGTCCTTATATTCACGCTCGCTCAACGAACGCCCCGCGTTCCTATCTCGGCTCGCCAGCTCTGTGAGGTTCCTATAGCGCGTAGCCATATAGGCGTCAATCGCCGCCGTCTGTTGTGCCGTTCCAGCGAAGGCGGTAATTGCTCTGACGACAGCGCGCACCCAGCCCTCGCTGAACAAGTCCGCTCGACGCGTCTTTACGCCGCTCCGGCAGCGCTTCAGCCGCGTCCGGATGTGTTCCTCGCGCGCCCGTTTGGCCTGACGATACAAGACCGTGAAGGCATAGCGCGCGACTTCTGGCGAGGCGCCGCAACCGACGAACGCCCATTCGCCGAATTGGTGGAAATTGGAGGAGAAGACTACCCTGCAGCCAAATGCATCACCGATCTTCCAAGCCAGCATCGTTTCCCAATTGGCCGGTCGACGTTTCGCCCCCGCTTGAGCACGCTGCTCTTCGGCTTCGGCCGCGCGCACGTCCCTCTCCGTCACGCCGTGCATCTCCATCAGCTTGCGCGCTTGCCGCAGTGCGGCCTCGGCTTCGTATTCGTTGCTGCTGGCGGATAGCGCCATGCATTTCTTGATCTTGTCGAGAACCTTGTCGCGTTCGTTCATCATCCGTGGCTCATCAATAGTTTGGCGGCTTATCCATACCCGGCCGCCACGCCGGGTAGACACCCGCCCAAGCGGGTGTTTCGCGTACAACGAAACGATCAGTTGACGGCGTCCTTCAACCCGGCGCCTGCCTTGAACTTGGGCGCTCGCGACGCGGCAATCTCGATTGGCTCGCCGGTCTTGGGGTTACGACCGGTGCGTGCGGCACGCTTGCCGACGCTAAACGAACCGAAACCAATCAGCGCGACGGTGCCGTCTTTCTTCAACGTGCCAGCAATGCCACTCAACACCGCCTCCAACGCTCGCCCCGAATCGGCTTTCGTCAAGCCAGTCTGCGCGGCAACGTGTTCAATCAATTCGCTCTTGTTCATCTGTATAAAACCCTGTGGTGGGTCAATGCCGCGAAGCGCTCGCGGCCAGCGTTATTGCAAAACAGGCTTCGGCGTGAGGCTCCAGCCAACGAGGTTCCCGGTGAAGGGCAAGCCATGCGATTCATCGAAGTAATCGACCATCGCGCGCCAGTTCTCGAAGCCTTCGGCGCGGGCCAAAGAATCCACGGCCTCGACGCTTAGCAGCTGATCCCCAACAAACACCTGCGGTATGCGATCAGCCAGCGGCGGCAAGATCTGAATGTCCATGACGTACTCGCAACCCTCATCACACAGGACGTGAGAACCGACGTGACGAGTCGCTACGTAAAGCCGCAGCACATCGCCGGGATGCGGATCGCGGCGGTCACCGCGCTTGGCCAGAATGGCGCGCGGTTTATGACCGCTCTGGATCAGCGGCGCGAATGCTTTTTGAAAGCGAAGCAGGTACATGGAGGACCTCATAGCGATGCGAAGTCGAGCGAAATGGCTGTGTACGTTTCGCTACCGTCCATCCGCTCGTAGAAGCGGATATACGTCTTGGTGCCGATCGACTGAACTGAATCACTGATGACAGCCATCGCACGCTTCCATTTCTCATCGTTGATGTCATAACGACGGAGCGCGAGCACTCGGCCGACATTGATCTTGCCTGTCTGGTCGGTTTCAAATGCTTGCTGCACCAGCGCTTGGATCTTCGGGTCGCTGCCTTTCGCCCATTCGGTGATGCATTCGTCAATGAGCACCTTCGCGGCCTGCAGGCGTTCGTCAAAGCTCAGGTTGTCCGCCCGCTGAATGACCACTTTCTTGCTGCCGTCGAAGTTATGCAGCGTGACGTTGCCCTTGGTCCCGCCGAGCTTGACGTCGTACTTGTCCGCCGACAGCGAAATGAACGCATTCGCGTCGCCAAACACACGGGCCTTGAACTGAATGAGTAACGCTTGCTCCCGCTTTGCCAACTCGACCAATGCCTCCACCAGAAAATGGCGCTCCAAGTCGATGTCTTTGATGGCGGACTCAGGCACAAGATGGCCATGTGCGTTCCTCCAGTAGCCGTCCGGAATCGATGATCTTGCTTGGCTCACGCTCGAACCTCCCATGTCACACGTACCCCCATGAAATCGACGCTCGCGAACTGCTGCTCACCGCGCCGCTGAATTGACATACCGTTCGACAGCTCGCGAATCGCCCCTACTGTGCGGGCTCGACGAGGCCCGATCTGAATCGACGGCCTGCCGCCATCCAAGGGCGTGATGTCTTCGACGAGTACGCGATAACCCAATCCACGAAGCGCGCGCGCACTCGCATTGAGCAAGGCCAAACGGGCAACGCAGTCGGCGTCGAATACACGGAAGCGCTGCGAAAAACCGGACGTTGCCCCCGGCACGGCTATGTGAAAGACCGAACCCATCTCACACCCCCTTGACCACATCAGCGGTGACCTTCGGCACACCGATTTCAGCGGCAAGGTTCATGCATGCGGTTAGCAAGTTGCCGATCGCCAACGGATACAGCAGCGATACCGCTTCGGGCCGGTCGCGTCGATTCGCCGTGATCGTCAGCTTGGCGCGTAGCGCATCGATGCCACTCGCGTCGATCACGTCATCAACGGGCTTGTTCATCCGACCGAACTTGAATTTCAGGTACTCGTCGAGATGACTGTTGTTCAGCGGGGCAAGCTCGACCATCTCGCAGCGCTGCACGACTTCGCGTACCTCCTGATTGCGCTCGGATAGCTTGGCCTTCAATTCCGGCTGACCGATCAGAATGATCGAGAGCAGCTTTTTAAAGCCCATTTCCAGTTCGAAGAAACGTTTCAAGTGCTTGATGGTCGGGATCGGCAACGCGTGAGCCTCGTCGATCACCAAGCAATGGCGGTAGCCCGCTGCATGGCTTTCTCGCAAGGCCTTGTGCAACTGCGCGAAACGCGCTTCCGGGCTGCTCTTCGGCTTTTCCAGCGGTGCCACGGCGGCCATTAACGCCTCGGCGATGTGCGTGGACCTACCCAAATCGGGATAAATGTCCCGCTCTAGTAGCTTCTGAATGCGGTCCGTGTGGCCCTCGCTCCAGTGTCCGCGCCGGGCATTGATCCACTCGTCGGCCACAACGGAGAACTGAGCAGCCGACAGATCCGCCTCGCGCCGCCGGACCTCGTCACGTTGTCTGGCGGGATCGGTCCCGTTCGCCAGCAGCTTCTTCGCTGCCTCGCGTCGCTCCCGGGCGTCGGAAAGGGAGACGGTCGGATAGTCGCCGAAGCTCATCCGGTTCTCCTTGCCGTTGAACCGAAACTTGAGCCGCCACTTTTTCGAACCAGAGGGCATCAGTTCGAGGAACAGCCCCCCGCCGTCGAAGAGCTTGTTCCCCCTGCCTTCGGGACTATGTTTCGCGCTCTGGCATGCTATATTGGATAACGGCTTCGATGACATCTGAACTCCAAGGTGGGTCGCAGCTCGGCGCGACGTTGATAGGAGGAGATCGAATTCTCGACCTCCTCTATCTGATCGGCTGAGCAAGCCGTTTCAGCCTCTATCGTCTCGAATTGCTGACTACTTCCGCGCGAACTGGATGACGTTCGATCGGCTTTCCTGCTCGACGTAATCGGCCCACCACTGCATCATCGTCCGCCGCCCCTCTAGGTACTGAACGTGGTTGTACGCCGCTCGGACGCCGTTCCCTTCGACGTGCGCGAGCTGCCGCTCGATCCAGTCGGGCGAGAAACCTTTCTCATTGAGGATGGTGGAGGCGAGCCCCCTGAAGCCGTGCCCCGTCATGCGGGAGTGATACCCCATGCGGTAGATCGCGTAGAGCACCGTGTTCTCACTCATCGGCTGGTGACAATGCCACGAGTGGGGGAACAGCCACCGGCCCCCGCCCGTAAGCCCCCGGAGTTCCTCGATGACCTCCAGCGCCTGCCGGGAAAGGGGGACGATATGGGGGCGCGCCATCTTCATCTTGTCGGCGGGAATTCGCCACTCGGCCTGATCGGCGTCAATCTCCGCCCATTCCGCATGCCGCAACTCGATTGTCCGGACGAACGTGAGGGCCAATAACTTGATAGCAAGGCGCGTCTCCGGCTGCTCCTGATACGTGTCGATCTTCCGCATCAGCTCCGGCAGCTCCGAGGCATCGATACGCGTCATGTTCTTGACCGTGCGCGTACGAAGCGCGCCGCGCAGGTCTCCCGAGGGATCGCGCTCGGCTCGCCCCGTCATCACGGCATAGCGGAATATCTGCCCACACATCTGGAGGGTCTTCTTCGCCGTCTCCAAAGCTCCTCGCTCCTCGATCCGGCGGATCACCGCCAAAAGATTCGGGGCGTTTACCTCGCTGATCGGGCGCATTCCAAGATCCGGGTAGACCTCGCGGTCAAGCTGATTGCGGATACGGCCGGCATGGTGCTCGCTCCACCCGTCGCGCTTATTCCCGATCCATTCTTCCGCGATGATGGAGAAGAGATTCTCCGAGCGGACGGCCTGCTGACGCCGAGACTCCACCCGGTGCTGGGCCGGGTCGATACCTTCGAGCAATAATTTCTTCGCCGCGTCACGCTTGTCCCGCGCTTCGGCCAATGAGACGAGTGGATAGTCGCCGAAGCTCATCCGGTTCTCCTTGCCGTTGAACCGGAATTTCAGCCTCCACTTCTTCGATCCCGTGGGCATCAGCTCCAGAAAGAGCTCTCCGCCATCGGATAACTTCTTCGATCCGTCAGAATCATACTTCGCGCTCCGACAAATCACGTCGGTCAACCGGTTCGATGCCAT